GCAAGTCAATGCGGTGCGAGCGCGCATATCGTTGCGTCGTCTTTCCGTCGAACGCGGTGGTAAGCGCCGTCTGATAAGCGCCGCCATCGGTGCTGAGTTCAACGCGGTAATCCACGCGATAGCCGGTGATATCACCATTTGATGTATTGGCCTGCGATAGTCCATTCACAGCCAGGGTCAGCCGAATCGCGGACAACTGCGTATTCGTGAACGAGCGCACCCACGGCGTGGTTAGCGTCAATTCAACGTTGACGGCGGTTGTGACTTCGGAGGCCGGAAAGCCGGGCAGGGGGTCTTGGGTCTGCGTACCTGTGCGAAAGTCGATAGCCACGTTCTGAACGTTTAGCGTGCCATCCTCGTTTGCGACCGGCGTCCCGTCCAGGTACGTGTCCCGCCCAGCGCCACTCGCGCCGTGCGTGGGGCCATATGCCTCGCCTTCCGTGATCAGGTCAATGATGCGGGCATACGCGGTGCTATGGAGACTATCCGGCGACTCCCTTGGGCTTCGTCCCCCTCCCCCGCTTTTGCCGCCCCCAAAGCCGACCACAGGGAGACTGCGCCCACGCCCCGCTCCAGAAACAACAAGGGCGCCCGAAGGCGCCCTTTTGGGTCGATAGTGTTGCAGCGTCATACCTGATCCTCCGCGAATATCCCCGCTGAGATCACGGCGCTCCCCACGATCATGCGACCGTACAGCAGCGGGACAGGGTTCCCCTGCGCGCTCGTGTTCACAGCACCATTGAAGTTGTACGAAGCGCCGTTTTCGGGGCTATCTTGAGAACTCAATCCAAGTTGCTGGGGTGAAAGAAGCTGAATCACGCCGCCGAGCGCAATAGCCGCACCCATCTGCATCAACCAAGGCTGCCAGATGATGGCACCGACGATCAACATTGCCGCGCCCAGCACCGTCTGAAACAGTCCGGCTTGCTTCGAGCCTGCCAGAACGGGCGCAATGCGAATGCTGTCGCTGCCCACCGGCTGCCGCATTTCCTCTTCACAGATATTTCGCTTTCCGATGAAGCAGGCGTAACGCACGCCATGCGCGTCGCTATCCGCCATTGCCCGTTCAAAGCCAGGAACCAACACACAGAGCGCCCGTATGGCTTCTGCCGTACTGTTGACCGCCAGCATATGGATGCGCCCGAATCGCGTGCCCAGGCGTCCGTATAGACGCACCTCTCGCAATTTGTCGCTCACGCTTCCCCCTTGTATCGCAGCACTAGCCGCGTTGCCTCGCGCCAGTAGCCGCCGTACACCACTCGCTCCGAATCGCGCCCATACAGGTGATGGAGCATGGCATCAGGAACCGGGAACAGATCTGGCGCTTCCGTCAGCGGCTGCGTGCCGATGAACACGCCCGCATGATTCGCGCGGTCTGATCGGATTTGCATCAGCACGACGTCGCCGGGGGCCAGCTGCTCGCTACTGGCCAACGGCCGGAATCCCGCCTCGGCGTAGTGATCCATGTACAAATCGCCACTCTTCCCCGCTTCCCACCAGCCATCATCACGGCGGAAATCCAGCAACGTGATGCCGCGCTCTCGCGCGTACCAATCGCGTACCAGGCTGTAGCAGTCCAGAACGCCATGCGCGAACGGGCGGCCCAGCAGCGGAGCGGCGTAGCCTTCGGGCGCGAAGCTCGCCACCTCGCCGGCCACCACCGCCCCGGCGTCATTCTTCGCCACCGCAACGATGAACCAAGGCAGTCCCGACGCCTCGCACGCAACGCGGTCGGCTTCGCTGGGCGCTGCTGTCACGTCGGGATGTGAATGAATGACGGCGGTGATGCGGCCGGCCTCTTCCGCCGCCGCATAGTCCTCTGGATCAAGGATGAAATGGTCTGTGCCTTCTGCCATATTGCGGCACGGTCGGTAGCTTTCGCGGCGGTCACGCAGCACCACCAGCCCGCAGCACTCGCGCGGGTACTCCGCCACTGCGTGCGCCCGAATGGCGGCCATAGTCTTCTTACGCATGTTTAACCCCTGATGCGGTCCGCTGAAGGGAATCCGCCGAAGTTGATCACTTCGTATTCGCCGAACCGCTTCTTGCAGTCAGAGAGCAGACCCGAGCACCGATCCAGTGCAGGATCGGAAACTGGGTTTCCGTTGACGTCAAACATCCGCGACCCGGTGTAACCGCAGTAGGTGCCGCGATAGCCGCCTTTCGTCAGCCAGCCGCACACGCCGGCGATGATCTGCCGCGCCGGCAGCATCTGGCCGTTGAAGTCCAGCGCGCTCGACAGCTCAAATTCGACAACCTCGGCGGTCTCGGCCGTCTTTTGCTGGATGATCCAGATTTCGGGCGGTAGCTCTTCGTCAGGCGAAGCCGTTGGATTGCCACCCACAAAATTGCGCGCATCCAGATACTTGCCCAGCGTTCGACGCACAATGATCCGCGCGCCCACCAGGTCATCCAGCGCGATGCACAGCGACGAGATGACACCCGCGATAGGGTTGCCATCACCATCCACGCCGATGTTGCCCACAGACAGCGTAGGCGTAGGCTGCTGCCCTTCCCCTACCTGTTCAAATCCATCAGCCTTGATGGCCCAAGGTTCATATTGATAGCCCTGCCACCAGATCGGCCCGACCTGCGTGTAGCCGTGGAAGCGTTGAAGCGTGCCACCGATTCCGGTGGCGTCCAGCTCGAATAGGTCGACCAGTCCCCCGACCTCCAGCTTTTGGACGTCTGCATAAATTCCCATAACGGTCCCTTAAGCCTGAATGCTTGTGGCCAGGATGAACAGAGCGTCAATCTGCGCCGCCGTGAGGCCAAGCATGCCGGCGACTGCTGCCAGCATTTCGCTGTCGCGGCGGAACTCCTGCAAGTCGTTCCAGGCCCGGCGATACATCGGCGGCGTAGCTGGATCGTTTAAGACCGCTTCTGCCGCCTCAAAGAGCGTTCCATCACCATGCGGCGTCTGCCACATGGCCTCGCGCCCCTGGAAGCGGCTAACGGTTTGGAGAGCCAGCGGTGCAGGCTCGGGAGCTTCGGCCACCCACTGGACGTAATTCATCTCAGGCTGCGGGAAGGTGGACCAGCCGGCAGTCTCTCCTGTAGGGTCGATATAGGGCATCTTCAATCCTCTTGAAGGTCGATGTATCCGAGGATTCGGATGGTGGCGTTGATGTCAGCACCACCAACGATGAAAGAGACGCGCGGGTCGGCCGTCGCGCCTATCGGGACTTCCCACCAGTTAATTTGATTTTGGGACGGACCAGCCACCAAGACGTACTGGTAATTGCTGGTCCCTCCGGCGTTCGGGAAGCGTTGCAGCAAACTGCCTGCACCAGCTGACGAGATGTAGCCTTGGACTTTGGCGATATGGGCGACGTTAGGCGGGGTGAAGGTCTGCGGGGAGTAGGCCCCGTTGGCGATCAGCGGACTGTTGTTCCACAGGCTAAAGGCAGTGGTCAGCCAGAACTGGTTGCCGTATTGGGTATACGCCCACAGGTTGTTGTTCGCATCGGTAATGCATTGCCCTACTCGCCGGTAATGCGAGTGGGTAGACGGACGGTTCGCGCAGTTGTAGGTGGTGTCGAACGCCACGCACACCGAACCATCGCTATCTCGCCGCAGTAGGAAAATGTAGTACCAAGTGTTGAGCGTGCGAGACCCGCTCACCAGGCCGTTACCGGTCGCACCGTGCGCGAAGGCCCCAGAGATCTGCACCGTCCGCGTGCTCGCCGCCGACAGCACCAAGGAAACCTCGCCACCCACCGAGGCGCAGATGCCGGGGTAGACAGTTAGCTGCGTCTCGCTCGTCCATTCGGTCTTCAAACCATGGCGGTAGGTGGGCGTGGGAGGCGAGAGCAGATAAGCGCTGCGGGCGGCGTTCCAGCGATAGACGCCCAGCCCATCCACATCGATATCTCCCATGTTGCTGGTGGGCAGCCAGGCAGCACTATTGAACGCACCCGTTACTTTCCAAGGCTGCCAAACGCCGGTGGAACTATTGCCGAATCGCGCAAACTTGAGCGGTTTACCGCCCGTCACCAGCAAGGTCAGTTCTTGAGAAATGACCGTGGCCGAATGCCAGAACACCTGCATGTAGCCCGCAGCCTGATAGCCCGGGAAGTTTGCTCCGGGGATCGTAGAGCCGGTCCAGGTGTAATAGGTGTTATCCGCGATCAGCGTGTTGGCGTCCGTCACAGCAGACAGGGAGGCGCGTGTCACAGCTGCGGCGGTCGTCGCAGCCTCAGACCACAACGTCCACGTTGACGCACCAGTTTTGGTACGCCAAAACTTCTGGTTCGCAGTGGCGCGGTTCGTGTATTCCTGAAGTGTGGCGGCCCCGAAGGTCTTAACCGTCAGGAAGCCAGTCAACGCACCCACTGGGTAGTTATTCGCCACAGAAGCCGATGCTGCTGCGCCTTGATACCAGTCGCCCGGGCTTACATAAGTGTCCAGGTTGTGTGCTGCGGTCGGCAGTAATACTGCCAACGAGGTAAGTTCGTAAGCGGACCCGTTCCACCTATGCCAGCCCACGCCATCAACGTAGACGTCACCGGCGTCAGCGGATGGCAACCAGCCCGTGGAAGACACGGCACCGATCATCCGCCACGTCTGCCAAGCCCCGCCAGCCCTGGGATCGCCATAGCGTTGAAAGATGCGGGGCTTGCCATTACCAACTGGTAGTGTGCACGTCTGGATGACGCGACCGCCATCGAGATACGCCACTTCAACCAGACCTCCAATGATGTTGGACGTCGGGGGCCAGTTTGTTCCACCCGTGAATGGTGTTGCGGACGTGAAAGTGTAGAACGTGTTATCCGCAGCAAGGGTGTTTGCGTCCGTTGCCGTGGTCAAAAATGTGTGGGTCATCGCCTCGCTGAACTTAGCGAGACGGAGCCAATCGCCCCAGCCTGCCGCGACCTTGTTGCGATAGTAGATCGTGGAGTTATTGACGAAGTACGTGCGATACCACTGATGAGCCAAGATGTTGTTCGCGCCCCCACGCTGAACTGTGAGGACACCGGCCACCTTTTCGGGCGGATAGTTGCTGCCAGCAACCGCACCGGCCGTGGCGTTCTGTCCGAACGTTCCGTCCTGGTCATAGGTGTCCAGGTCGTGAGCTGTAGCCGGCAAGGGGATTGGCGCCGGCAGCTGCCCGATGGGCTGACGTCCACTAGCGTCCAGGGACCCCACTCCATTCGCAGATGCCTTCTGCGCGGTCGGAATGGCCGCGTTTGCAACCAGCAGCGCAGCATCAGCCGTAGACTTCACCGCTGCCAACGCGGCCGCGTCGACCCCTTCTTTCCAGATCGACCACGAAGTAGAGGAAATACGTAGCCGCCAGAACCGCTGCGAGGCCGCCCCGGCGACCCGCGTGGTGTACACCTGAAGGACCGGCGTACCCGTAGCTACCACCTCCAGGAACCCTACTTGTGCTACCGGATAATTGACTCCGGTGGGCAACGTCGCACCGGCCAACGTCGTCTGATAGAACGTCCCCGGGGTGACATAGGTGTTCAGGTCGTGTGCGGTAGTGGGCAGCGCCGGCGAATAGACGATAGGCGCTTGCGCCGCCAGCAATCGACCGTCCGCGCCAAGCGAGGCATAGCCATTGGCCTGCCCCTTCCCGTCGAGCACGCCCTGAATAGCGGTGTTCAGCGCCGAGAAATTCAAATTCACCTTCTGCATCGCATCGCGCAGAGGGTCGCCCTTCTTATCGTTGGGGGCCAAGCCAACGTTGATAGTTTCGATTGTCGCCATAGTCTTCAGGGAATGAACTTTTGTTTGAACGTCACGGACAACGTGAACCAGCCGCCCCCGAGGGGTACAGGCTGATATCCGTCGTCCATGAGAAACACAGCCTGCTTGCCCAACGGCGGGGTCCAGAGAAACCCTTTCCATCCGCCGTGACGATCCAGAAAGTCTTTGATCGGCGATATCTCGGCTTCAGTGCCGAAGAATTCCAAGGGCCATTTCTCGCTGCGCGAATTGATTCCGTCCTCCGCAACTTGCGCGTAGCCGTCACCAAACTGCGCGGTAAGCGTGCGAAAGCTGACGCTGCCCTGCGGATTTCTCCGAGGGCACCAGGTGAAAATTTCCATGTCTACGACCTCTTGTTGCGCGCGTT